AGGTTCGTGCTGCTGTCTTCCAGTTCAATGCTAGAGGTAATGGTCAGGGATATATGTTCCAGACACATACTGTATCAGGTGTTGCTTCTAACATCACACCTAATCAATCTCCATTGATTGCAAACGGTGGATCTAGAATTAACTCAGGACAGTTTGTTTCTTATGGTGGTGTGTTAGCAACAACTGGTGATGTATTACTTAAAGGATCTGAAATAGGTAAGAGTGGATCTATCGGTTGGATCCTCGCTAACTACTTCGCACAGATTGCTAATAACAGTATTGACAATATCGTATTTGATGGATCTAACGTTGTTAAAGTAGAGTTTAGAGACTTTAATAGTGGCGTTGCTCTTACAAACACAGAGATTGGAATTACATCTGCATCACAAGTTAGAATCAAGAACTTCTACTTTGATCCTAGATTAAATCTAACATGGCAAGTATATGCTGCTAAACCTGGCGATCCATTCTCACCAACAAATAACTACGTTCATTTCCAAGTTATTGATCAGATTGCACAATCAACTCAACCTTGGGAAACTATAATTGCTGGCACTGCACAAGGTGCTGTTGCTCCTACCATTGAGTTCTCTAACTCTAACTTCAAGGAAGTTGGTGTAATAGGTGGTGAATCACTTAGAACAGAGACAGAAACAATTGGTGATTATAAGTTAGGTATTAACACAGTTGCAAGAGCACCACATAGTTCATATGAAAATGCATTTGTTGATAATCTAACTACTGATCCACGTGCTAACTTAGATGTTGTTGGTACAGCATTCATCAGTGGTAGAACAACTGCTGACTTCTTACAGCATACACAATTTGCTGATCGTGATAAGACTGCTGTTGACAATGCATTATTAGTTGGTGGTGATAGTGCTGCTCCTAATGATATATCAGTATTCAGAATCGCAACTACAAATAGTGGTCGTGTTGGTATTAACGCAAGTAATACTCAACTAGACAGAGCTCTGGTTGTTGTAGGAACATCTAGATTTACTGCTGATGCTAAATTTGAGCATGACATCGAAGTCAATGGCGATGGTGTTATTGCTGAGATCAGAACATCACAGACAACAGGAACATTTAACTTAATAGATGATGCTACATTCGTTGGCACATTAAACTTAGGTAGTGAAGTTACAACTGCATACTTATTCAATGATAGTACAGCAGATCAGTTCGTACATATCGCTCGTGGATCTGCACACAGTAACATATGGTTAGGTGCAACACCTGACAGTGCTGGTACTAGCATTTCTAAGGTAGAAATTGGTGGTGCATTTGCTAACACTAACGAAGATCTATCATACACCAAGATCAAGACTAGAAACTTGAGAGTTGATGGAGATATGTGGTTAGGATTCCGTAAAGGAGTTGGTGAGACTGTATCACTTAAATCACTAGCAACACAGGTTGACTTCTTCTCCAACTCTGGAGGACCTTCAACTATTAACTTTGCTACTAACGCATCTGAAATTAATGTCGCTGGTCAGGGTGGTAAGACTACTATCAATAACCAGTTAGAAGTTATTGCATCTGCTAAGTTTAATGGTGATGTACATATGTGTGGTGGTGTTGCATCATTCGCATTTACTGGTGGTAGAGCACAGTTAGGAACAGACATAGTTGCACACGAAGATGGAATTATATCATCTTCATTATTCAACAAGAACGTTGACATCTTAAATGTTCTCGTAAAACAGACAAACGAAGAAGGATACAACCAAGTTGATACTGCTGGTGCAGGACAATGGGGTGGAGCATCTAACCAACAATTAGTTAATACTGGTGGATTAGTTGAACCAATTACTCTAACTGCATTAACTGGTGATGAGTACTACTTACCACTTAAGTTTGCTCCAGTCAAAGGAAATGGTGATCCATACTTTGGAACCAGTGATTACATCATCATTGATAGTGCAGTCGTTGGATCAGGATCATCAGCAACAGGTCATCCAGAAATTGTACAAGTTGTAGAACTTACAAGAATAAGTGAAGCACCATACTATATCAAGGTTAAGAGACGTCCATTCGGTGCATTTGGTGGTGTATTAACTAATCATGGTGATACTACACCAATATACAAAGTTAATGTACAGTTTGATGCTACATGGACAGAGCAAGCACTTGACAGTGATACCAGTGCAACTGATAGTGTATACTTATCTGAGTTTGGTGGTAATCTAACAAGCAACGATTACGTAATTGTTGATAGAAACGATTCACCAAGAGTTCCAGAATACATTAAGGTTATTACATCTCTTGCAGAACAGCAGCAGAAGTTTAGAATATCTAATTGTGCTGATCCAGATGAAGATGTATTTGTAGTTAACTCTGTAACTGGTGAGGTACAGATTGGTAATCCAAATATACCTGGATCTGTTCTAACAATCAATTCATCATTTAATATTGATGGTGGTTGTGGAACTCTAGGAACAGTTGAGTTTATTGCTGATGCAGCAGCAGGATCAAGGGTAATTAATAACATATCAGTTACAACTGCTGGTAAAACAATTGCTGACATTCAGAAGGGCGATGTTCTATCTGTCGTTACAGATTCATCACCACTCAAGATATCACAAGATACTGCTGTTGACTTTGTGTTTGGTGGTGCTATTTACTTAACTGATGTTATTATTGGTGCACAATCAGTAACTGGAACTACATTCAAAGTAAGCAGGAACGAAAGACTTACTACAAATGATGGTGGTATCAATACTACATTCGATGTTGACACATGCTCAGGCACAACAACAATTGGTACACATGCTGGTAGATGTGATGTTAACTTAGCATGGTCTAGCAGTGGTAGTATTCTTACAAATGCTGATTTACCAACAGCATTGAATGCACCAGAGATAGTCACATATGGTTACTACGTAGATCCACAGACAATACAGGGTAATGGTCCTAGTACAACTATCATATCAACTGCTGCTGGTAACAGTGCATCTGTTTTACAGATTGCAGTTCAATCTCTTGGAGAAGGAACTGGTAAGTTTGCGACAGGAGACTTAATTGCTGTAGGACCTCTAACATCATTCACCAATAACACTGGTCAGATTGAATTTATGACAATCACTGAAGTTGTAGATGGAACGAACACAATCGTTGCAACTAGAGCTCAGGAAGGAACAGTCACCATGAGTCACAGTGCTGCTGATGTTGTTAGAAGAGTCATCAGACATGAGAGACAATCTCTTGTAACTGATGCTCAGATCAGACAAAGATTAGTTGCTGGTGTAAGTAATGATTATCTCTCTGTAATACTAGAGAGAGGATATATCTCACAGCAGAAACTAGATTACAGACAGTGGTTAAGATTTAGTAATACATCTACTGGTGTTGAGATTCTTGGAATCGTACAGGGTAGATTATATGGTAAGACTCATACATCAGTGATGAATGAGCAAATTGGTGATGGTGCTAAGTCATATAGAAATGGTAGTCTTGAGGTAACTGACAACTTAACACTTGGTGGTGGTAACTTTACTATCTACGACAGTGTTAAACAAACTAAACTATTCCAGTTTGTTAACGATGATGGACATGCTGATCACTCAGGTCTATTAACTTGGGATGCTGGTGTACTTGCTAGAGGAGACTTCTTCTTATATCCAACATCTTGCCCAGAGAATGTTATCACAACATTAAGTTGCACACCATCATTCTCAGTTGATAACTTAGGAAATGTAACTGCTCAAACAACATTGACAGTCACAGGTGTAGCATCATCATCACCAACAGAGTCAGATGTATTATCAATACAAAATCTAGGTATAAATGGTGGTAGTGAATACACTATCAAGCAAGATCGTTCGATTGATGCATTCGGATTAACAAACTTCACTACATCAAGTGGTGCAAGACATTCAAGATACTTATCCGCAGCATCACCAGAGGCAGATCTAACATTGATTGCAAATATTGTATACATGGTCAATGTTCAGAACACACAAACATTAATCCTTACACTACCAGCATCACCACAAACAGGTGACGTTGTAAGAATGATTGATGTGGGTGGTAACTTGAAGTATGATACAACGTTAGTTCTTAGAACTCCTGAGACTAGTGGCACACCAATACAGGGTGATTCAACAGGAACACTATTTGGAGATAGATTAACTCCATATCCATCTGGTGAACTTGTAGTACAGACTCCAAATGCAGGATTTGCACTAATATATCTTGGTGCAACTGATAGTAATGATCAAATAGGCATCCCAACCAGCGTACAAGGTTGGTGGTTAATGGAGGTATAATTAATGCCAAGTTACAACCGTATAAAAGCACAGAAGGCCAGTCCTATAGGCACAATCATGCCATGGACTGGTAGTACAAGTGAGTCGGCATTATCTGCTGACGCCATACCAAAAGGGTGGGTTGTTTGTAATGGTAGTCAACTTAAAGCAAGAGACTATCCTTTATTGGCACAGATATTAGGTAATCTATATGGTCCTGTAGTAGAGACTGGTCAACCATTTATTGGTATATCAAATTCATATCCATCATATACTGATGACGATGTGTTTAATCTACCAACACTCAATCAACAAGCACTCATAGATTTAGAGAGTAATGAATTAACTCCACAAGAATTACAGGTAATAGGATCATATGTATCTTTAAATGGATATGATTCAACAAATCAACCATTAGCAAACGTACTATCATATATTGATGTACAATTCTCAGCAGCAGTTGAGTCTGAACTAGCAGGAAAGATAAGAGGTATTACTTTAGAACCTCCATCATATTTTGATACTATTAGAACTATACCCAGAAAATTAGGTGTTGAACATACTGCAACACATACACACCCAAGACCAGAAGGTAGTTTCTATCCATCAGTAGAGATAGGTGGTGGTTATCTTGGATTATTTGATGCTGGATATTTTGAGGTTGCAAGTTCAGAATATACAACGGGATCTGACACGGGTGCTACCGCTGCTGAACCATTAGCAGATAGATATGATCCTGGTGTAGTTACATGGACTGCATATGATCCTGCTGTTAATTCACTTCCACAAATGAATGTTCACCGTCATTTTGGTCAAGACTCTAACGTTATTCCTGCAGTGCCAACAGTTGATAGGACAGTTCAAGCATATGGACAAACAGTTTCATATACAGATGACAACTCATGTATTGTACCAGTGCAACAACCAGGTGTTACTGCTCCATTTCCACCACCTGGCACATACTTAGGACAACGTAACTATTATATTTCAGATCAAGTTCCACTAGCAAGAAGAGGTAGTGGTACAACTCCTCCATCTACAGATGAGGGAGATTATTATGGCGTACCTTCAGAAGCAGTAGGAAGAGATTTCCCATATCCTACTACATTAAATCATGGTGGTGATGCGTTCACTGCTAACTCATTAGGATCACACAATCATTTTACCATTGATATATCAATGACGTTAGGACAAATGAATTTACCTAACACTATACTCATAAATAATATGACTACTGGAAACTTAGAACCAATAGATGTAGACAGAGGATTGAGTGTGCAAATTAATCCTAACACACCATCTTTAGTCGTACTGTATATCATCAGAGCATACTAATGGCAGTATTATATTCAAAAGAAAAAGGAAAATTAGGAACTCTCACTGGTTCTATTATAAACTGGTCTGATCAATTAACATCTGCAGATCCAGAAGATCCTACTATATTACAAACTCTTCCTGCTGGTTATTTGAGATGTGATGGTGCAGTCTATCAGGCAGAAGTATTTCCAGAACTTGCTACGATATTAGGCACAGGGATAAATTGTAGATATAAAAAACCAGATACAACTTTACTTGACAATCAATTTCAAGTACCAGATCTTGGATCAAAATCTACCAAGACATCATTCTCATCAAACTTAGGAACTTATCTTGATACATATTTGAATAATGACGCAGGACAAGAGATAACTAAGTCTGGTGTTGGACTGGATGTGACCAGTAATATTGGTACTACATTTACTGTACAGTATCAAGGTAATTTCTTCTTACCATCACAAACTATTGAAATTACAGGACAACCTGGTTTTACTAAGTCTAGTGGTAACTATACAGAAGAAACAGAAGTATTACAAACAGCATTCCAACCACATGCTCATTTCCATGATGGAAAGAGATCAAGGACTGCATCATCAACAAACGAATTTGGTTTATTTGGTAGAAACTCATACTCATCTAAGTCTAGTTTGTGTATCATGCCATGGGTAAACAACACCAAGCAACCATTATGTCAGGCAGCTGCGTCAGCGATAGTTGCATCAAGACAACAGAGAGTTATAACAGTATCATGTTTTGGATTCTTTAGTAGTCCTCCTCCTGAGGTTCACACATTCTTTGGTGGTTGTTGGTCAGGTTGTAACTTTGATCAGACATCTAAGTGTTTGATACCTGGTGATATTCCTGAGCTAGATCCAGCAGGAACTGGTATACCAACAGGAAATACATTACAGTTTGAATGTTCAACTCTAGGTACAAAAGCAAGTACAGGATATCCAATCTATGTACCTGGTGGTGCTGGATCAGGACAATGTGGTAACATCACATATAATGGTGAGATGTCATGTAAAACTGAAAATAGATGCGGTATTGGTGGTGCTAGTTGTACACAGTTTGATTCTAGTATCAGTGGTAATGCTGCGTGGGCATCTTTAGTACCAAACTATACACCAAACTTAGTATCAGCAGCAACTCAAGTACCATTTGATGGAACAGCAAATACTGTTTCATATGGTGCTCTTAACAACGTTGTCACAGATGTTGAAGAGTTTGGTAATGAGTGTGTACACAAACATTTGGTTCCTTTTAATCAAGAACCACATACATATCAAGTCAAGACACAACCAGCATATATTCCTGGTGGTAACATAACATCAACACTTAACATTGATGTGAATGCAGAGAATAAATCAGATGGTTATATACAACCATTTCTAGTCCAAGAATTTTTAATTAAATATTAAGATGGCAACATACAGGAATTCATTTGCGAATTATTTTTCCGATAAGACTGGTAATCATTCTCCTGTCGGATCAATTCTTCCTGTCTTTGCTGATCTTAACTTAGCATCAGAAGAACCTGAGTACACATATCCACAGCACTTATATTGTGATGGTAAAGAACTATTCATTCGTGATTATCCAGAATTATACAGTATAATTAAAAATAGATATGGTGGATCTGCAAGTGTAGCAAAAACACAGAACAATCATCTATTTGGATTAAGAAGATCATATATTATAAACAATAAATTATTCTTCCAGTTTTATTATGATAGCACTAACGATAAGGCAAATGTAAAAAGACCATATCCTTTTGGATCAGTGTTTAGATTCTCAACAGGAGCTACTCCATGGGGTGCATTTCCAAGTGCTGGTATATTCAATCAGAATACATTCTATTCTTTGGTGCAAACAACAGAAGATGTTACTGCACAAGCACAGACAAATGAATTTGCATATGAGATAACACTACCAGATAGCGTTGATCTATCAACTGTTACAACATCAGATTATACAAAAGATTTTACAGGTAGTGATGCTCATCCTCTTATTATTATACAGAAATCATTTACTCTACAAGACTATCCATATAATGTTGGTACATTTAATCTACCAGACTATAGACAAAGAAAGATACTTGGATTTGGTAACGTAAACGGAGCAGGAACATCAACACCAGAGAATGCAGTCAATAACTTTGTTGGACAGACTGGTGGTTCATGGTATATTCCAAAAGAAACATTGATTGATAGTGGAGAGTTCTTTGTTATTGGTGATGTAAGAACTACTGGATATACTACAATAACTGCTGATATATCTGCATATATCACAGGAGCAGTGAAGTATGAAATAGGACCTATGGATGATTATACATTCCCATTCCCTCCTACACATGGTCATAGAATATTATCCGTGGAAGTTGACCAGACAAAACAGGCAGAACAAGGACCCACAGAGATTGATAAGTTCGCAGTTAATTACATTGACAGTAGAGCAAACATTAATATATTTGAACCAAATGGATCCGCTGGTGGTGCACTTGGTCACTCACATGGTTTAATTGGTGTACCATTACAGAACACACAGGCAGCAACATATGGTAATAGCAATGGTGTCGGTGAAACAGCAGGAACATCTGGTTCTCAACAATATGAGTACATGGTATCAGAGTCAGCAAGTGTGGTTGTAACTTCAATAACATATGATTCTAATACTGGTTATATTACTATCAATACAGATGGTGCACATAACTTATCAATAAATGACATTATAACTGTTAATGGTGCACAACCAAGTGAATATAGTGGTAACTTCACAGTGATAGCAGATGCATTTGGAAACACATCATTTAATGTATTACCAAGAACTGGTGAGGTACCAGGATCATCCCCTGCTACTGGTAGTGCAACAGTGAAACTAGCAAATGGTTATTTTGTTGACACAGAAGTAACAGCACCACCACAGGCATATCTAATCGACAATAACACGTTGGTAGGTGGAAAGCAAGTAGTGTATGAAATACCTGGTAATGCTATTACTATTAAAGAAGAAACATTTATCACTCCACAGGCAGGAGTTGTAATAGCACCAACAGCAGCAGATGGTAATGTTACTGGAACATATATTCAAGTGCAAGCACCAGGCGGTGGTGGTGCAGACAGTGACACAGATGGAGCAACCGCAGGATATTGTGAGATAGGTTTAACAGTTGATAATAACTTCTATATCATCAAAGTTAATGGTGGTGGAGGTGCAACATCAGGTGCTGGAGGAGGTGCTGGAGGAGCAGGAGGAAGTATTGAAGTACCACAGGCATTATTAGATGACACTAGATTCCAAATATCACAAACAACAGGTGATGCAGGGGACGATGGTGGTTACACAGGAACTGGTAATAATAATCCAGTTGGTGGTGGAGTTGGAGGTTTTATTCAAGCAGGAGACTATACCACTGGTGGAGCAGGAACTGCACAAATAAAAGAACAAACAAATACTCAATCACAAACAACATATACATCAAATGGATCATGGACAATACCAGCAGTGCCTGGTAATGAAGTTTCAAGAACTATAACAGTTGAGATCTCAGGTGGAGGTGGGGGTGCTGGTAATGCTAACGCTAACTCTAACTGTACAGGACAATGGCCAGGTTGGCCACAAGCAACGACAGGTAAAACTGGTGCACTTGGTGGATATGGTGGAAGAGGATCAAGATTGGTTGGTACAGTCACATATGGTGCGGGAACTCTTAGTTGGGAACTAGGACAAGGTGGTAATTTTGGTTGGAATGAAAGATCAGGAAATACAGTACAAGGAACAACAGGTAATGACCCTGCCACAGGACAACCATGGCAGAATTTTCCTGGTGGTATTGGTACAGGTGCTGAACCACGTGGTTATGCTCCATCAGTAAGTGGTGCATCAGGATGTATTTCTGGTATTGGTGGACAAGGACAGTGGGGTAATGGTGGTACTGCTGGTTCTGGTGGTGGTGTTACAGGTTTATTTTATGATGGAGTTTGTATCGCTGGTGCTGGCGGTGGAGGCGGTGGTGGTGGATCAGGTGGTGGTAATAACGGTGCTTCTACTACTGATGGTTGCTATCCTGGTGGTGACGCTACAGGACCTGCACAGGCACTTATTGCTACATCTGGAGTTTTGGACTTTGCCAATGGTGGTAATGGTTCTAGTGGATCATGCTCTGCTGGTGGTGGTGGAGGTGGTGGATCCGCCTGTGGTATCATCAACGTAACACCTGGTGGTGTTGGTGGACAAGCGGGTGTCGGACACAATGGTAATGGTGGTGGTACTGGTGGAAGAAGAGGTATATCAGCATATAGAACAACATATTGGCAGGGCGGTGTATCTGAATCAGCAGATGGTGCATTACCAACAGAACCAGGATATGTAAAAATACAATTCTCAAACGTCACATCATACTATGACAACACAGGTGGTGGTGGTGGACAAGGTGGTAACTGTACTATATCGTTCGCAGGAGTAACCACTAACATCACAGTTAACTTGCAAGATAAAGGTTTAGGTGGTGGTACTGCAACAGATGGTGCGGGTGGAAGCATATATGTAAGATACTTCGGACAAGAAGAAGGAACTCAGGTGCCTAGTGATATTACTAGTCCAACAGGAAAATATTATGAGTGTGATACTAGTGGTGATGCACAAGGAACAGCATTTGATGCAAACGTATGGTTATCATCAACAGATCCTGGCATTAAACAAAGACAGTTTGGTATAGGAACAGGAAATAATACTGGTTTTAGTGGTGCTGGTATGCCATTCAATACTAATCTAAAAATACAACAGTACATAGAATTTACAGGCAGTGCATCAGATGCAGGGGGTAAGAGACAGTTAGAGGTAGGAACATTTGATTTATCAAATGCCAATGCAGTTAGATTTACTGTTATTAGAGGTAGTGATCAAAATGGTGGAGAGAACCCAGATCAAGCATTAAATGTATTCTATAAGAAAGGAGCATCTAATAATGTTACATTATTCAGTCAAATATTATTAGCATCAAACTCTAGTCCTATTTGGCAGACAATTGATCTTCCAATAGCAGAGGGAGATTCAATGAGAGATAATGAGATAACCCTGATCCTAGAACAGGATCGAGGACCTGTATATCAGACAGCAACATCAACACATGATAATTATGGATTAGCAGGAATAACATTCTTCTATGCTCCAACCACAACTAATACATTCGTATCTACTGGTGGTGCAACATTACAAGGTAACGTAGATGTTGGTGGTAATCCTATCAACTCAGATGATGGTATTGATCAGGTAAGAAGAGAAGTATCAGCAGTTGGTGCAGCACTTACGGTTGGTGATGGTACATTTACAATGTCATCATCTACACCTATTACTACGACTGCAACTGTGACTGCAGAGAATAACATTCCTCTCATCACTAAATACCATAGGGTAAAGTATTTAATTAAGGCACTATAAATGGCAACTATAGCATCACCATCAGAAACATCACTATACTTGAATGCCTTTGATAAGACCATTCAGTATGAAGGTGTGATGAAAACTATAGACGATGATTATTGGACTAGCGATATAGTTCCAATATTATATCCTATGTGGGATTCTGACAACGATAAACTAGAACTATTTGTACAGTATAAAGATAATACTGTCAAGATGAATAAGTCAAAGTACCAGCGTAATCAAAAGACTGGTGTATATAAATGGGTATCATATCAATTTGATCTATCACCATTTCCAACAGAAGTAAATGATTTATATACTAGAGTAATTGATAAGTGGACAGAGTATAGAGTAGGACAAGAAAATGATTTGGAGAGAGCACTAGCAGCATCATTTTCAAGAACAGCA